GACAATAAAAAAAAAGAGTAATGCTTGAAGCTATTATAATTATAGAGTTGGTGGCATTAACTTATTATTTAATTAATAATTAGTTACCACCAATACTTATCTACATTTTCAGAATTGTAATCTACAATTTTCCATAAGCCTTTATGTTTTCTAGTAAAGCTTCTATCAGCAAAACTAATGGCATCTTCTTCTTTTGAAAAAATCTCATTAGTAAAATTTCTGTATTTATCTTCTTTATGTTTTTTAAAAATTATAAAGTACACAATAAAAAAGGGGCAACCCTAGTTAAAAGCTGCCCCTAACACACAACAAATAAAAGATAAGTGTTTACAAAGCACTTATCAGTTGTTTTCACTTATTATGATAATCATTTTAATTTAACCCTGTAACAATAGTGGGAGCTAAAGTTTTTTCAGAGTTATTATCAGGTAGATTATCTTGACCTAATAATTCTGTAGCTTCACTTGTAAAGTATTCAAGTGGCTTTCCAAAAAATTTACCGATTTGAATTAATATAATTGTTGATACACCATTCTTACCTTTTTCGTATTTTTGAATCTGTTGGAAAGTTTTTGGTGGGTTTAAAGCATTAGCTAATTCAGTTTGAGTGCAATATTTTTTTCTACCAAAAGTTTCTATTGAACCATCATTAATAAAAATAATTCTATTTAACCTGGCTTCTTTTATTTTTTTTCCGATAGCTTTGTTTAAAACAATATCTGTTGCTGTTCTTTTTCTTCCTCTGTAGTTTCTTTTTGACATATCTTTCTCTCCTTTTTTTTAAGCAGTTGATCCCTATTAAGTTTATTTCAACTTCTAGTATTTATGCGAAAAACCTAATTAAGAACTAATTCTAAATTCTCTTTTTGATTCTTCTTCAAAAATTTTAGAACTGATTTCAGCAATCTTATTCTTCTTTTTCTGAACCAAGTCTTTAAACTTATTCATCTTTCTTGATTCCTCCAATTGCTGATCCTTGAGTTCCTTTATCTTTTTGGGATCCATCTTGCTCCTTTAGTTTATTTTTAATCCTAGACATTTCATGTTTAAGGTCTAAGACTTTTACTGAAGCCTTATCACCAGGCTTATCTGACTTTGCAGCTAATTCTGCATTATCAAATTCTTCATCAATTCTTACACTTGCTTCATAGAAGCTTTCTTTAATCACCTTGCTCACTTTCTAAATTCCATAGTTGAATAGCTTTTATTAACTTTCAACATTGGAATTTTTTCTAATTGTTTATCTGTTAATTCTATATTTCTATGTGCTTGATTATTTTTGTTTATTAAATTTAATTTATATAATTCTGCTATGATTGCTCCAGCTCTGGCTCTGCTAAATCTAAATTTTGAACCAACTTCTTTATAAGTCGGTGCATAATCGTTATGATGTATGAAGTATTTTATAAATTTTAATACATCTAATTTAATTTGGCTTAAATATATATGTCCATTTTTCATGTCTTGTCCTTGAATAAATTTGTAATATTTGTTGATGGTGGTGGAGTGTTGGTAACTTTTGCACCTGTAATTTCTAACTTTTCTAAATTGACTAATAATTTTTCACAATACTTAATAGCTTTTCGAACATCCATCTTAGCTTTCTCAATTGTTATTCCTCCCTTTGAACCAAACCTCATTAAATGTTTCAGACCAGAACCTCTTAAATAACCAATAGATTCTTCTTCTGAAAGTTGGGATATAATTGCATCCCAACTCTCAATCGGCTTATCTTTATAATGTGATGGATTATCAGACTCTGCCATTATTCCTTTTTTTCCATAAAGTCTGAAATCTTTAGATTAATATCTGGTTGGTTATCTTTTGTTTTTTCAACATTAAGCCAGGCAGCAACTTTCTTTTTGTTACCACCAACTGTTAGATTTCCCTCATACTGAGGATATTTTTTTCCAGCAACATCTGAATCTTTAGATTGTCTTTTCCATAAAGCTCCAGAGTTGTCATAATTATCTGCCATTCGTACTCCTATTTTGTATTTGTGATTTTAGTTTGTTGTATGCTGTATCAACTCTTAACTGTTCAATAACATCTGAAGCTATTAACATTAGGTCGGATTTGTACTCCTCCCTTATTGGAGTTAAATTTTTTTCAAAGTATAATTGTGATTTAGAGTGCTGGGCAACAGATGTCATTTGCCCAATCCAATCATCAGCTAATTGTTTTGTACTCTTTGAATTTGTTTTTGGTTTGGCAATTGGTTGAAGTATTTCTTTTTTTTGTGGTTTTAAAAACTGTTCCATTTCTTCAGCAGTTGCTAACTCATCACCAAAGAAACCTAATATTGATAGACCTCTACCAATAGAAACTGTTTGTTGTTTTTCAAACTCTTTATCTTTATTTTGCATCTGCTTTGATTCACCAACACTTACTAACTTGTCATCTATATAAATGTTTGCTTTAAATTTATGTGAACCATTAGATAGTTCTGTACTTTCTGTTTGTATTGAAATTCTTTCACCGAAAAAATCTCTAACAAATTTAAGTCTATATGGAACTGTAAGATACTTTCCTTTTGCTCCTAAGTTTGCATAGTCTTTATCATCTATACTATCTCTAAATTTTTTTATTGCTTCTGCTAAGCCATTTTTCATAATACTCCAACCTCTCTCATTGTTTTTAAAGGACTGTTTAAATCCTCTTGTAGTTTTTTTATTTCTTTATGTAAGTTGCCATTTATTTGTTTGTGATCTTGTTCTACTTCTTCAATTCGTTTAATTTCTTTATTTAATCTATCAATCTCATCTTCTTGTTTTAAAATTAATGAATTTTTATCTACTAATTTTTTAATTAAATCTTTTTTGTCTAAGCTTTCATAATGTTCTATCAATTGCTTAAAGTTCATAGTAACTCCTAAATCTTTTAACAATATCCGGATCAATACCTTTCCACCAAAACCCATCTTTTCTAATTTCACTAAAGTCAGGTTTGCAAAGCAAAGCTAAAGTTTTAATATCTCCATTGGCTAGTTCTAATTTCTTCTCCCAACACTTTTGATATAAAACTAACTCCTCATAATAATAATCTAAATTCTCAGGTCTAAGCTCCACACAGTTTTCAGGTGTAAATAAAATTCTATCGCTATCACTAGCATAAGTTAGAAATGGCTTATGTTTTGGCAGCAGTTTTGAATATAGAGCTATTTGTAAGCAATCAGAATGGTATGGAACTTTAGGACATTTCTTTTTTGAATAACTAAAGCCAGATTTAGTTTTAGTTAATGTGCCAAAGACATTTTTAATATCGCCAAAATTCGTACTGCCAACTAAATCTACATAAGCTAAGAAATATGTGCTTATACCTTTTGCCCAATGAGTGTACTCTAGTTCAGCTTTCCAATCTTGTTTAGGTATTTCATCAATATTATCTAAATGGTTTTGAACTAAAGGCTCTAAATTTTCTATAATATAATTAAATTTAATTTTATCTTTTTCATCTACAGGCTCATAGTTTGTTATCTTTTTTTGTATTAATTTAACTGCATCTTTAAATGTTTTATTTTTACATTTAATAGATTGAATAACTTCATGTGCAATAGTTCCACCAGTAAATGAACAATTAGATGGTAGGTTAGCTTTTTCTTTTGGGGTAAGGACTATGTAATCTCTAAATCTGATGTCGTCAGGTTTGGTGTTTTGACTCTTACTGGTATGTGCCAAGCCAAATTTCTTATAGCAATCTCCTAAAATTTTAGGTTGATTCGTCATATAAGCAATATATAACGATATTATAATTTAATGCAACAATATTATAGTTTATCTATAACACTATTAAGACCATTGAAAATCAGTTGGATAATTAGATGAATCAATTTTTGATGCACTTTCAATGTGAACATTCTTAGCTATTTCATTATTAATTTTACCATCAATAAGTGATTTATCGTAAATATCGTAATTTCCATTACTCAATGGATGTAAAAAACCAATATAATATTTTTTACTTTTTGCCTCTCTAGCAATTGATAAACCCAATAAAGCATCAGTACTGACATGTTTTAAAGCTGGAAAATATAGTACCAAGTTTGTTCTAGGGGGTGAAAGCATTAATACAAATGAATGATTTTCTTTCCATTGAGGAACCATCAAAGATGAGTGATCGCTTTTTTTAAATAATCTAATTTGCCCATTTGGTAATACAACTCCCAATCCTTTAATTTTTGCACTTTTAGTTACAAAGTAAGTTGAATATAACTTTGGTGCATTATCTTTACCCATAGCATTAAAATATTTAACTAATAATTCAGATAGCTCTAAAAGACCAAAATTACCAGGATCTGTTGCTTTTTTATTGATTAACCTAGACCATTTCACTTTCCAATTGTTAAACGATTTTGGGTTTTTTCCTAAAGTATCTCTTAATAATTTATCTCTTGAAACCTTATGTAACCTTAACTGTTCTTCTAATTTAGTTTTTTCAAACATAATATTATCAACACTAATTAACATACCATTCTCCTTTATTTTTGTCTATTATCATAGTGTTATACTATAGTTATAACAAATATAAATTGCAACACTATTTTAAATAATTTATAACATTGTGGTTTTATGATTCTAAAAGAGATAAAATATAGAAATTTTAAAGCTAGAGTAGTTAAATTAACAAGGAAACAAGCCAAAAATGGTGGCATGTATGGTTGCTATTTTCCAGACACTCAAACCATAGCCATACAAGAAAAGCTACCCAAGATTACTTTGCTAGACACCATGCTCCATGAGATCGGTCATTTTATTGCCGACAAGTCAAAGATTCGTTTAGCTAATTTAGGTGAGGAGGGAATCACTACTTTTGTTGGTTCAGAATTTGCAAAAGTATTTATGCAAAATCCTAAATTAATAACTTTCATAAAAAGGTGTACTGCCAAGTGAAAGTTTTTTTTTTAGTTTTGCTTATAGTTAAAAGTCCTACTGGATATTATTATTTAAAAGTACCATTCGGTTATTCCTTAATTCCAATTACTTGTGAAGAAGCTTTTAATAAAAATGTAAATGTAATTAAAAATCCTAATTATGAAACAGGTAATGGACAGAACTGGGTAATTTTAAAATATAAAGATTTAGTAGTTGGTGGACACTTCTGCATTGATGAGCATGGCAATTATTACAATGGCTATGAAGAAAAATTAAATTGGGAGTTAGGACATTGAATAAATTAAGAATACTAAGTTTAGGTGCTGGAGTTCAAAGTTCTACTTTAGCTATGTTAATTGAACAAGGTAAAGTACCTATGGTTGACGCAGCAATATTTGCAGATGTTGGTGCAGAGCCTGACAATATTATTGAATGGCTACAATGGTTAAAATCTAAAGTATCTTATCCAATTTATATAGTTCAAGACAGAAATTTAAAACAAGATTTAATAGATTTTTCATTAGGCAAATATCATAAAATTAAAATACCATTTTTTACATTAAGTAATAATGGCAAAAAAGGTATGAACAGACGACAATGTACTGCCGACTATAAAATTACCCCAATTAATAAAAAAATTAGAAGTTTATTAGGATTAAAAAAAGGCGAAAGAAGAAAAGATGGAACAGTAGTAGAATTATTAATGGGTATTTCATTAGATGAAGTACAAAGAATGAAAGTTAATCAACTTAATTATATTAAAAATCAATATCCTTTAATTGATCTGCGATGGAATAGACAAAAATGTATTGATTGGTTTAAAGAAAATTATGAAGTTACACCACCTAGATCAGCTTGTACTTTTTGTCCATTTCACAACAACAAAGAATGGTTAAGAGTAAAACAAAATAAAAAAGAATGGGATGAAGTAGTTAAACTAGAAAAATCTTTAACTAACAATGAGCAATTAAAAAAAATTGGTTATGACGACAAAATTTATTTTACTAATAAAGGTATTCCAATTGATGAAGTAGATTTTGAAGAAAAAACAGATCAATTAGATTTATTTACCAATGAATGTGAGGGTTATTGTGGAATCTAGTGTTGAATTAGATTTATACGATTTGTTTGCAGCATCTCAAACTGGTCTAACTAGAGTATTTGAATCATTAAGATTAAAACAAGATTGGGGGCATAACTATAAAGGTAGTGTTAATGACCAAATTGCAAAATCTATTAGTGGAGCTTGTGCAGAATTAGCAGTTTGTAGATATTTAGAAACTGAGTTTAACTTTCATGTTAATCATGGTGCTAAAGCCGATATTATTTGGCATGATGTTCATTTACAAGTTAGATCACAACTACCTAAAAGAATTAATAGTTTAATTATTAGAAAAGGTAGTAAAGCTGGTGAAATATATATTTTAGTAGTTGATAAAAGTCCTAAATTTGAAATTTATGGTTTTGTTAATAGCAGCTATGTATTAGGCACAGATAAATTTCTTACCGACTTCGGCATTACTGACAGACCTAAAGTTCATTCAGTACCAACAGATAAACTTACACCAATTAAATTTTTAAAAGATGGAGCTTGGAATTGACAGATAAAATAAATTTTAAATTACTTAAACCTTTTGGCTCAACACTTGCTAAAGCCGAACTTCCTTTGCAATTAATTTCTGATTTTTTAAAAGATTTAAAAGAAATTAGGGAAGATAAAGAAAAAGCTAAAACACATTATTTTGGTAATAATTTAGTTGGAGCAGTTACTGGAGAATATTTAATAACTCCAGAGCTGATGCTTAAATGGAAACAAAAATTCTTTAATCCTATTATTCAGCAGTACAGTTTGCATCATTACCCACATAAAAAAGTTAAAAATATTAAAATATTATCTGCTTGGTTTGTCGTCTCTGTTTCTGGAGATCAGAACCCACAGCATACTCATACAAATTTTGGTAGAGATGAAGATAAACAACCTCATTTGAGCTGTGTTGGTTTCTTGGAAATACCTAAAATTATGGAAGAAAATAATAGTAATGAAAAAAACCATCATAAAATAAATGGTAAAACACAATTTAGTGAGGGTTCAGAAAGCATATTTAATAATTCTATATTTACTATAAATCCAGAGGTTAGGGATTGGTATTTGTTCCCAGCTAACTTATTGCACTCAGTATTTCCATTTTATTCTGAAAATCCTAAAGACGAAAGAATTTCATTTTCTTTTAATACTAAAGTTGAATTTGAAGATGGAAAAGTAAATTGAATGAGGAATTAGATATGTATGGTGATCCTAAAAAAAATTGTTGTGTAAAAAATTGTACTACCAAAGCTGATTTAAAGGAACAGTCTAAATATTACTGTTGTGAGCATTACGCACAATTTATTTTAAAAATGTCATTAGAGGAAATTACAATTAAAAATAATGAGGAGTCAGGCAATAGTGCAGCTACCAAATAAAAAATATAATATTATTTATGCAGATCCAGCTTGGCATTATCAAACTTGGGGTGAGGGTGGAAAAAGAAATGTTACTTCTAAATATAAAACTATGAACCCACAAGAAATTTGGGATTTGCCTATAAATGATATTGCAGATGAAAATTGTATATTATTTATATGGGTAACTTATCCTAAATTAATTGAGGGAATAGAAACTATATCAAAATGGGGATTCACTTACAAAACTTGTGGATTTAGCTGGATTAAGAAAAACAAAAAATCTGACAGTTTATTTTGGGGTTTAGGATATTGGACAAGAGCTAATAATGAAATTTGCTTACTTGCAACAAAAGGTAAGCCAAAAAGAGTTTCAAAAGGAGTCCACCAAGTAGTACTTGATAAAATTAGAGAACATAGTCGAAAACCTGATTGTGTAAGGGATAGAATCGTACAGCTTTGTGGTGATTTACCAAGAATTGAGCTTTTTGCCAGACAGAAAGTTGATGGATGGGATTGTGTTGGTAATGAAGTATGAAATATTTTGAAAAATTTGATAAGGACATAATAAATAGCCAAAATCTTAATTCCCATGAGAAGCTAATCTATGTTATTTGCAAATCCTTTGAGTTTGCCCCAAATGGTTGCCGAATATCTCACAAATACTTATTGAGAAGAACTGGTATTAAAACCATTAGAACTTTAACTAAATGCTTAGACAGATTAACCTTGTTTGGCTTACTTGCTAGGAAACAAATAAACAATGGCACAAATCACTATGTATTTGAGAAGAATCAAATGCAGGAGTATATCCAACACAATCTAAATAAGCGAAGAAAAATTACATTAGCTAAAATCAAACAACAACAAAGTTATATACAAAATAATCAACAGAATGTTCACATACTTAAAAAAGGTAAATAATTGGGTGTATCAAAAACTCTATTTGGGAGTATCAAAAACGATAGTTAATATAGAACTATATATATATATCTATAGGGTTCTTAATGATTAGATATGTTGATCCTAAGATAATTCAAAGAGAATTAAAGAAATTAGTTAAAAATACAAATTTCTACTACTCAAAAGCTAAAGAAAGTAGAATTAAAGATAGAAAACAACATGATTTAACCAAAAAGACAAAACAACTAAAGAAATCCTTATCAAAAGATAGATTTAACCAATATTTAGACACAATTTATAAACCTAATGATAACAGCTAGATTAACAACAGAAGAATTAGATAGATTTTTAGGAATAGCATCATTTGTAGATGATAAATTACCAAAACCTAAAAAACCATTATGTGTAACTAATTTTCAGCTATTAGATGTATCACCTGATAAAGATACTTACAAAGATTCGGCAGCATCTCCTGCTAGACCAAGAATAGTTCCAACATCAAGACAATTATCAATTTATGATTTTATAACAATGCTGATGATGGATGTGAAATCAGAACAGAGAGAATTAATTTATCTTAGGCACTTTCCCTACCGAAGTTATCGGCAGCTCAAGAGATTTTACATCGGAGATAGCCATGAGAAGATTAGATATATGTACTACAGAGCTTTGGTTGAAGCTTGTGAGATAGCAAACAAGAATTTAAAAAAATATTTGTAAAATATTTGACAAGTTATCAAAAATATTAGAATAAAAAATTATACTGAATTTAAGTGTTTTTTTATAAAATCTTTTTTTTAGTTTGAATCATATGATGGGGTAGCTTCCTTTCTTTCTTTCTCTCTCTCAAATAGCTACCCCTCTATGATTAATTATCTTTGTTCAATTGGCTTAAAGTCATGTAATTTAAGCTTATTTAACTTCTTCCTATTCTTTAAAGCATCGTTAAATTTATCTTTATTCCGATAGTATTTAACAATAGGAACTTCAAACATATTAATAGGAGTCATTAATATTTTATTTTTTTTAAACATATTTCTCTCCTTGATTCGTTAGAATCAGTTTATAATAGTATTAAATACTATCGCTAACAATATTACAACCACAAATATACAAGGAAAATGGCTAATAAAACAAAATATTCAAAGACAGTTATCTCAGAAATACTATCTGAACTAGCTCAAGGTAAATCTATCAGATCATGTCTTTCACCAATTAATAAGTTACCAGAAAGACCATGTTGGGAAACATTTAGAACCTGGATGAGAGATACCAGTAAATATCCTAATTTAAGAGCTGAGTATGAGAATGCTAAAACAGATGGTATTGAGTATTTATTGTCTGATGCACAGGATCTATTAAATGAAAGTATTGCTAACAGTAAGTTAGTAGATAAAACAGATTTAGGTAAAACACACTTAATTAAAGCATTTGTTGATTTAAGTAAGTGGAAAAGTGAACGAATTGCTCCCAAATATTATGCAAAAAGGGATGCAACTACACTTAATTTTGATAAAAATACACCTCTTGTTGTTAAGTGGGATAAATAAAAGTGTTGAAATAACAGAGTATTTCGTAATATTTTGTGAGTCCCAGATAAATCTAG